AGATAGTCGGCGAGGATTGGAGCTGGTCTATTCATCTTGTCGTTTCCTGTTTGTTTGACTGAATAATGGGGATTTCTCCCCCGTCGGCTGGATTATAGGCACAGGTTGGTATCAACCGTCAACGGGTTTAGAATACGGGCACGAAATAATTTTTTTTGGCGGCGAAAAATCCCCACCCCAAATTAATGCCGGCTCATGTAGACGACGATAAAGAACCAAAAGGTATTGAAGTGCTTGATGCAGCAATGGAAGTGACAGAAGAACCAACAGGCAAAGGCATTGGATGGACTTCCCAGATCGGAGGTCTCAACCATCGTCAGGCTCTCTTCGTTAGCCATTACCTCGAACACGGCAATGGAACCAAAGCAGCCACAGATGCCGGTTACAGCCACGCTGATGTGCATGCCAGCAGGTTGCTAAGGAACGCCAAGGTAAGGTCGGCAATTCAGCACCAACGCAACGCCCTGATGGTCAAGACGCAGAAGAAGGGTGATGTCGTGATTGAGCGGTTGTGGAGAGAAGCGGAGAACATGGAGAACTCCGAAGCCGTCAGGGTTCGAGCCCTTGAGCTGCTGGGCAAGGTTCACGGCATCTATGAAGCAGAAAAGAAAGAGATCTCGGTGTTTGGCGGCTCGTTTTTAGCTGATCTTGACCTTTCGGACATAGAAGAGGTGGACTTGTTGCAAGAAAGCCCTGTCGAATCAATAGGTTACGAAGGCGACGTTTAATATGAGACATATTAAGTGCCACCAATCCACCGCCCAATCGCGCCATAAAAGGCACCGCGGCATGCGCCCGATCAAAGGGCGATTCGGGGCAGGGGGGCATAGGAGAATCGATGGGGCGGACGGCAAAATATCATGGCTCCATGGAGACAATCCCCCGATCTGGCGCACGATTTCAGCAATCCTTCTCCTCACCCTAGCCACTGGCTGTGCTGGTGGAGGCAGGAGTCAGTGGGATTACTACTCTCCTGAGCATGTGCAGTGCGCGGACATCCAGATCAAGTTATGCCGGCAATACGGACCTCATCTTATTTGCGGGTGTCGTAAGAAATGAGGAAGCGTGATGTGGCTGCCTTCTACCTAATTGCAGCCCTGATCCTCCTTTGTTGGGGGTGGGGGGTGCTTTTTAGGAGGGGGGCGGTCTTTCTGAGAGTACCTACACACAGGAGTACATAGTGTCTTTATACAAAAACATCCATAAGCGCCGAGCATCAGGCAAGAAGATGCGGAAAGCTGGAGATCCAGGGGCGCCCACGGCTAAGGACTTCAAGAACGCAGCTAAGACGGCTAAGAAGCCTGTTAAGAAGAGGGCTAAGAAGTGAAGCCAGCCAGAGGTAAAGCTCGCGTAAAGGTCACTGCGTCGGGCAAGAAGGTCTCCTATGGGCAAGCTGGTAAGGCTAAGGACGGCGGTAAGCGAGTTAAGCCAGGTACTGCTAAGGGTGATAGCTACTGTGCCCGATCACTCGGGATCAAGAAGCGGTTACCCAAGAAGAAGCAGAACGATCCCAACACGCCAAACAATTTGTCTCGTAAACGCTGGAAGTGTTCCGGCTCTAAATCAAGGAAGTGATATGCCAAACGTAAAAGGAAAGAAGTACCCGTACACCAAGGCTGGAAAGGCTGCGGCTAGGCGAGCGATGAACAAGAACAAAAAGAAGACTGCGAGATGAAGAAGAGTCGCTGCGACCACAGAGAGACGCTCTACGGTAAGGGCGATATGCGTAGACCCATGGACACCAAGAAGTTTGGTGACAACTACGACCGCATATTCGCTAAGAAGAGGGAGCGTAAAGATGCCGACACTGTCACTCGATAGGTTTGCCTATCACCCGACAGGGACTCTAGGGGTGCTTCAGGCGTCCGTAGCGCACTTCTACACAGTGGAAAAGCCGTGGGAGGACAATACCCCCTTTAAGAGTTGTATCCCCGAAGGCGAGTATCCGATGACTTGGGAGAACAGTCCCAAGTTTGGGATGTGCTGGCATGTCAATGATGTGCCAGATCGCACTCATATTCTTATCCATGTTGGTAACACACCGCGGGATGTTGTGGGTTGTATTGCTGTAGGTAGGTCTTTGCTGGGGGATTCAATCGGCGTTGCGGAGAGCAGGAAGGCGATGTCAGACCTTGAAAGCATTACGGGAGGTGCTGATTGGACTCTCAAAGTCGGGTTTGTAAAAGATGTCGCGTTGACAAAAGCATAGAGGAGTTTCGGGAGAATCGACTCACCTGCAAGACCTGTGAGCATAAGCGCAATAAAAGCCAATGGTCCGAGCCAGAAGGCTTTTTTAAGTATTTGATCAAGTCTACCCAGACCAACGCTAAGACCCGCAAGTTAGTCCATGAGATCACCGTACAGGACTTACGGGATCTCTATATAGAGCAAGCCGGTAGGTGTGGGATTACTGGACTGCCGATGACTACTGAATCTGCGCTTATGAGTAACGGGAGAAAAGGAACCAATCTGAGCATAGACCGGATTGATGTGGAGGTTGGGTACACCAAGGAAAATTTAGTACTTGTGTGTCAGGCGGTGAACTTGATGCGGCAGCAATTAAGTTACGGCGATTTGAGATTTTGGTGTGAGCTGATCCTTGATGGTCAGACACCCCGAAGAAGGGAGTGACCCTAACGCCAGCGCTACATGGGGGATGGAGGAGCAGCGTTAACCTGGCGTAGGGTCAGTGTCGCGCAAGGAGATAAACGACGCTTAGAAGTATGGTCTAAACCACTTGGCGTTGCAATATGAACGACATCGAAAACGTCGCACGTTTACTGAAAAACGACTTTCCAAAGTATGCAAAAAACATACTGAAGGTCGTAACGAAAGAGGGACAGATACAGCCCTTCGATTTGAACCCAGGTCAGCTTGCTATCCACAAGCAGCTCGAAGACCAGCTAAAGAAAACGGGGCGTATACGCGCTCTAGTATTAAAAGCCCGTCAGGTGGGGATATCCACCTATGTGGAGGGGCGATTCTTTTGGAGGATAACTCAGACTAAAAATGCAAACGCATTCGTACTTTCGCACTTGGCGGAATCAACTAACTCGATCTTTAACATGGTGCGCCACTTTTGGGAAAACGTACCTCATCCTGCCTTCAAGCCGCCTCTTGCTTCGCAGAGCGCACAGACGCTCGTTTTTGACGGGCTTAACTCCCGTTACAGAGTGGGAACGGCTAGAAGCACTCAAACGGGACGCGGACAAACAAACAGATTCGTCCACGGATCAGAAGTAGCGTTCTATCCTGCTGGCTCCGATATTGTCGCGGGACTCCTCCAAACCGTTGGTAACGTAGGCTCAGAGGTAATCCTAGAGTCTACGGCTAACGGAGCTGGCGGCTGGTTCTACGAACAATGCATGAAGTCCTTGCGGGGCGAAAGCGATTGGATTGTCTGCTTTGTTCCTTGGTACTGGATGCCGGAATATAGGCGTAAGCCTGATCCATATTTTAAGCGCAGCCCCGAGGAGGAAGAACTTGCGCGAAGGTATAAATTAGACGATGCTCAACTTTGCTTCCGGCGGAGCAAGCTGGACGAGTTGGGTTCCACGGATTTATTCCGCCAAGAATATCCATCTACTCCGCTGGAGGCATTCCTCACATCTGGTCGCTGTTTCGTAGAAGATGGCTGTCTGCAAAAGGCAGAAGAGAACTGCTATAGCTCTGATTTCTGCGGTGAATACAAAAACTCCGAGCTGATAGAGCGAGAGAGCGGTCCCTATAGGGAGTGGGATAACCCGCGGGATGAATCCTATGTAATCGGGGTGGATGTCGCAGAAGGGCTGGGGCATGGGGACTATTCATGCGCCCAGGTTCTAGATTCGATGGGACGGCAAGTCGCTTGCTGGCATGGGCACATAGACCCGTATCAGTACGCAGATTTGCTGTTAACGTTGGCTCAACGCTGGAATACAGCCTATCTTATCGTTGAAAGAAATAACCACGGTCTCACTACCCTCAGACGCCTTCAAGAGCTACAATATCCAAATCTGTTTATTGAATCTTCCGTAGATAACGCCTACGGTGATCGATTAACGAAAAGAGGCGGGTTTTTAACGACAAGTAAAACCAAGCCTCTTATCGTCGATAATCTGGCTGCATTGCTGCGCCAGAACGAGTCGGGCATCGCTGACATGGAACTCGTGTCGGAATGCCGAACTTATGTGATCGATGATAAGGGCGGAACGAACGCCCAGAGCGGTTGCTATGACGACCGGCTGATGGCTTACGCCATTGCACTACACGGATTACAGAGCCTCCCACGCCCCCGCGAAAGGACGGTAGCTAAGAGGTTCCAAGCTTTTGATCCGGCAGTAGGGTATTGATGGAAGAATTCATCGACAGCGAAACCGAAGGGGAAGCTCAGGACATCGAGCTACAGAACCTCGGCGCTCGCCTCAAAGAACTGTACCGCGAATACAAAGACGCTCGTCGTGATATCGAAGATGAGTGGCTTGTTGACCTGCGCCAGTACAATGGGCAGTACGAACCTGACGTTATCGCAAGGCTGGACTCACAGGGTGCTAGATCGAAGGTCTTTGTTGGGCTGACTAGAACAAAGGTCATGGCTGCATACAGCCGTATTGTCGATCTGATGTTCCAAGCGTCGGATACCTATTTCGGAATTAAGCCTACCCCCCGACCAACCATTGACCCATTAAAGATGATGGAGATGCGTCAACAGGCTACCCAAGAAGTAGCTGCTGCTTCTGGTCTTATGAGCGCAGACGGGATGAGTGATCTTGTTGCGGAGCGCATGGCAGAACTAGAGCCGATGTTCCTTGAAGCAGAGAAAGAGATTGCTGACGAGGCGGCTAAAGAGATGACGGTGGATATACTCGACCAGCTCATCGAATCGAACGCCGACCAAAAGATTAAATCCGCCATCATGGAGGCATGCATCTTTGGCAGCGGTGCTGTGAAAAGCGGCACAGTCTCTATCGACCGTAGTCAGTCATACAGCAGAGTTATGGATGAGCAAGGCAACTCCGGTTATGCCTTAGCTATGGTCGAGAAGGCTGTTCCTGATATCGAGTCGGTATCTATCTTTGATCTGTACCCAGACCCTTACTGCACCAACCTCAAAGATTGTGATGGCTTATTCCGCCGGCACATCCTGACTAAGCGCCAGTTACGAGACCTTAAAGACCTGCCAGGTTTTGACGGTGAAACGATCGAACATATTGTGAAGACCCAGCGTAAGGGAGATCACACAGAGGAGACTCACGAAAGAACGCGCCGAGAAATATCGGGCATCAATGATCAAGGCGAGTCTCGAAGGTACGAAGTTCTAGAGTATTGGGGCTGCATTGATGGGCAAGACTTGGAAGATCATGGCGTGGAGCTTGGTGACGATGTTGATGTTACTCAGCAGTTCGACAGTAATGTGTGGCTACTTGCTGGTCGGGTAATAAAAATCCAGATGAACCCAGTGATGGGTTACAAGATCCCTTATCAAATTTTTCCCTATGAGCGCTCACCCCATCAGTTTTGGGGTACAGGCGTCCCTCGCATGATGCGCGACAGTCAAAGCACAATGAATGCTGCGACCCGCATCTACCTAGACAACATGGCTCTTTCATCTGGTCCAATGTTAGAGGTCAACTCTGACTTGTTGGCAGCAGGGGAAGACCCGACAGACATACACCCGTGGAGAGTCTTTCTGCGTGAGGGTGGCGACGGAGCCATGCCGGCGGTTAGGTTCTTCCAGCCAATCGCTAACGCTAACGGTCTCACCTCCATCATCGATATCTTCCGGCGCTTCGCAGATGAGACAACCAGTCTTCCAAGCTATACCCACGGTGAGCAGACCAAGTCTCTAAACAAGACGGCTACCGGCATAAGCATGCTTATGGGGGCTGCGAACGTCGCACTTAAAAGTACGATTAAAAATCTCGATGACTTTTTGGTCAGACCAATGATCGAGTCGTTGTTCCATTTCAACATGCAGTACGGAACAAACGAGAAATCCAAGGGCGACCTAAAGGTAGTTGCGCGAGGCTCTACAGCCCTTATCCAAAAAGAAGTTCAGTCCCAACGGCTGCTTCAATTCATGTCGTTACTGGGGAATCCAGAAGATCAGATGCTCGTGAACAGACCGCAATTGCTGAAACAAATTGCGGAGTCGATGGACATCGATCCAGAGGCGTTCATGAAGTCGGAGGAAGAAATCAATGCCGAGATCCAAGCAGCACAACAGCAGCAGCAAATGCTCCTCGCAGCAAGCCAGGGCGATATTGCGCCTGACGGCGATGCCGGAATGGGAGGAATTAATGCAGTTATGTGAGCAGAGATTATCGGAAGCCCATCGTGATTTAGAGACGTTGGATGAAAAGTATTTTCGATCCAAGCAGGGAAAGATCGGCGAGATCAGATTCATGCTTGGCTTGGAAGAAACGGTGAAAGCCGTTTTGAACCGTAGCAAGACACCATCGAGTACTCCTGGCTACGAAATGTAAGGACTCTCCACAGAAGTGGACCCGAGGAATTTTTGATGAGAAATGATCCAGAGCAATTAGAACGCGAAGCACGAGAACTGATGGAGCAAGCAATGAAAGCTAGCTCAGAACCCAATCAAGATGACGGTCTTGATGCGGATACCTCTGAGCAGCCAGAAGAGAAGCTTCAACAAGCCCCCACGGAGTCTGTGGACACGGCTGAAGAAATCGATGCAGAGGCTCAGGAGCTAGAAGAGGATCGCGGCGAACCTCAACTGGACGATTCTGTCGTTAAGGCAGAACAGCGCGTGAAAAATGCTCAGGCGAAAATGACTAAAGCTCTACAGGAAGCGTCTGCGCTCAGGAAACATCTTGAGAACTTACAGGCGGTGAATGATGAGTTAAGTCAACAGTTAGCTGTTAAAGAAGAGTCGGACACAAGACTGGATGAAGTCAGGGAGAACTATCCCGATATCGCCGGTCCTTTGCTTGACGCTTTAGAAAAACAGAAAACTGAGGTTCAGCAGACAAGAGAAGCTTTTGCTGAACAGAGGCGAATGGAAATCGAAAAAGAGCAAAACCTTGAAATCGAGGCGCACTGGTCACGAATCCGAGAATCTCACCCAGACGTTGATGATTTGATATCAACACAAGAGTGGAATGATTGGCTTGAGGATCAAACTCGAACCGTCCAAAGATGGGTAAATGAGGGAAGCTCTAACGATGCCATTTCGGTTCTGTCTAAGTTTAAGGCTGATCTTGGTGTTGGTGAGCCGACGCCGCAAGAGAAGGTTTTAGAGAAGGCGCGGAAGGTTGCAGAACCCAAGCTGCCGTCAGCTCGAAAAACCAACACAAAATCCGGAAAGAAAACTTGGACTGTCGAAGAGATCAAGCAGATGCCCAATCGTGAATTCGAGAAGCATCAAGCAGAGATCTTGGAGGCGTATGCCCAAAACCAAATCCGGACTTAATTTTTACTCTTGCTAAAGGAATAAGTTATGTCTTTTTCACAATTCAGCACGGGAACCACATCTGAGGTGAACTTCATCCCTACTGTGTTCTCTAAGCTGCTTCAAGCGAAGTTTTACAAAACTTCAGTACTGCCGGCTATATCTAATACAGATTACGAAGGCGAAATCTCTGGTCAGGGCGACAAAGTTGTTATCCGCACAGTTCCTGCTGTAACGATCAATGATTACACTGGCACCATCACTACCCAAGAGCTAACGACCAGCAAGGTTGAGCTTCTGATCGACAAAGCGAAGTACTACAGCTTCCTTGGCGACGATATCTTGAAGGCGCAATCTGATATCGAGCTTGTCACGAAAGCGACGGATGACGCCGCTGAAGGCATGCGCGTTGCGGTCGAGACAGATGTGTTGGCTGGCGTGGTTACTGGCGCAACGACTATTCAGTCGCAAGCCACGATCTCTGCTTCCAACGTGCTGACAAGCATCCTGAGCATGTCTACAGCACTAGACAACTTGAACATTCCAGAGGAAGGACGATTCATCGTTTTATCTCCTGAGTTTATCTCGTTGTTAAAGCAGTCTGAGCTTAGACAGGCATACCTGACTGGTGATGACACCTCTCCTCTGCGTAACGGCAAGATGGGCATTGTTGACCGCTTCACGGTCTACCAAAGCAACATGCTGTACACGCCTGGATCAGGCTCTGACAGCGGCTATACCCACGTTCTCGCAGGTCACCCGAAAGCGATTAGCTTCGCGTCTCAGTTCACGAACACTGAAACCAACCGAATGGAATCTACCTTCGGTGATCAGATTCGCGGTCTGAAAGTTTACGGAAGCAAGGTCGTAGTGCCTGACGCTCTCGTAGTCGGTAAGTGGACCTAGCAATAGGTAGAGGGGAGGGCTTCGGCTCTCCCCTCGTTCTTATGGACAGTGAAGGACGCCTCCAACGGATTGAAAGCAAACTGGATCAACTCAGCGAACTGGTTGGACAGATCGCTCGCGTGGATGAACGGGTCGTATCAATACACAAACGCCTTGATCGCCACGAGAAACGGTTGGATTGGTTAGAAGAACAAAAGCGCGAACTAGAGACAGTTGTTCAACAGGGAAGCGCGTCAACAAAACTTTATGAAAGAGCTGGCTGGATCGTATTCGCCGGCTTTGTCGCATTAGCAACGAAATACATGGCGAATTAACTATGACTGCAACTAAGAAAGATGACCTATATCAAGAAGCTTTGGAGCAGCACGACGTAAAGCTAGATCGGCGGCTGTCACTAGACCAGCTTCAAGATCAGGTTAATAGGTTGCAGCAAGCAAAAGACAACCCGAAAGCAGAACGGAAAGCTCCTGTTCCTAAGCGGGTCAAGAACGTAATTACCGGAAACATATTTGAGTACAACGAATTGTTTGCCGGCAACCCCGACTTACAAGTAATTGAATGGGAGACCGACGATGGCGACAACTAAAGTCGTAGACATAATTGATCGAGCATCAATTATTTTACAGGACAGCACTAACGTTAGGTTTCCTAACGCAGAACTGCTGAAGTTTTTTAACGACGCTCAGAAAGAAGTTGTACTTCATAGACCTGACGCGAACATGCAGAACGACGCAACTTTTGATTGTGTTGCTGGCAGTAAGCAAACCATACCAACAACGGGTCTACGGCTGGTTGATGTTATTCGTAACGTCGGTGGTCGAGCAATAACTCAAGTGGATCGAAAGATTCTCGATGAGACTTTGCCAAACTGGCATGAAACCGCCGCGGACGCTACACGCAAGATCGAGCATTTTATTTTCGATCCAGCAGACCCTAAGCATTTCTATGTGTATCCGAAGGCAACAAACGCTTTCGATTTAGAGATTATTTACAGCGCAGCGCCTAGTGATATTTCGATCAGCAACTTTTCCACAGACACTACTGTTATCAGCTTGGATGATGTGTACGCCAACGCCATTTTGGATTACGTCCTTTATCGCGCGTACCAGAAAGACTCTGAGTTCGCTGGCAATGCCCAGAGAGCGATGATGCATTATCAAGGTTTCTCTAATGCATTAGGCATTAAAACCCAAGCGGATGCCGCGATAGCGCCGATACCTGGCACACCTGACGCTAATGCAGGGCGCGGCTAATGAAGTTTGTAGATTTCGCGCAAATCGTAAGACCAGAATGCCACGGCGCTCCGGATTTCATCATCGAGCGAGCTGTGCGAGATTCTGCAATCGACTTCTGTAAGCGGACGGGGGTTTACATCCCCGAGCCGGAAGAAGTGTCCGTTATTAGAGGCATTAATGAGTATGAGGTCTCCATCCCTAGTGGAACCGAGCTGAACTACATCACTGATGTTTTTGCAAACAATCTAAAGCTACAACCCGTTAGTTATCCCAGATTGTTAGAGATGGTTGGTGACGGCACGACTCAAGGCGCTCCCTCTTTTTACAGCCAGAGAGACAACGCTGCATTCTTTGTTGCGCCAATACCTGATACCACCGATACGTTGCGAGTTCTTTACTCACTCAAACCTTCTCCGACCTCGTCAAGCATCCCCGATACGGTCGGTCGAGAGAACAGAGAGGCTATCGCGCAAGGCGCCATCTATCGCCTCCAGATGATGCCAGGACAGGCTTTTACAAATCCGTCCGCTGCATCTAACAACAAAATGCTATTCGAGCGCGAGGTAGGTAGAGCATTACGGCAAGTTAAATACGGATTCTCTGGGGGATCTCTCAAAGTCAGATATAGGCAGTTCATCTAATGGCGTATTCAGACACATTAAACCTAGTAGTTGGGGACACGTTTCCGGAGCTGACATTGCGCCTCAAAGATAAAAACACCGCCGCATCAGGCTTGGTCCTCGATGAGGATGACAGTGATACCTGGGCACCGATAGATATCAGCGGGGCAACTGTTCGGTTGCGAATCCGGCAATTAGGCGAAACAACTCTTGCGGACACTCGAACCTGCTCAGTCACTGACGGCTCTAACGGTGTGTGTGCGACAGATTTCTCTACTACGACATTTTCGACTGCTGGTCAGTATGAGGGCGAGATTGAAATCACGTTCTCTGGTGGCGGTAAACAAACTGTTTACGACCTCGTTAAGTTTAAGATTCGGGAAGATTTCGACTAATGCCAAAGCTGGTCATTACATATCGGGATCTCAAATCTATATTAGCGAGGAGGGATCTAAAGTCTGAGTTGTCAAATAGATTGCTCACGGCAGAGGCTGCTCTCGACCCCGATACACTGAACAGATATTTCCGTAGTGGTCACGAAGCCACTATGACAGACCTGTATGCGTCAGCATTTA